ATGGAGAATATCGTAAACAGCACCATCGCGCTCTACAAAGCATACCGCAAAACCCGCTGCGGAAAGCGCGACAACCCGACCGCCATGCGCTACCGCATGGAGGCCATCGAGCGCACCGTCGCCCTCTCTGAGAGGCTCCAGCGGCGCGACTATTCCTTCGGGCCCTACTACCCCTTCAAGGTGTACGAGCCCAAGGAGCGGCTCGTCCTCGCCATCGACTTCGAGGGCAAAGTCGTCCAGCACTCGCTCTGCGACAACGTCCTCGAGCCGGCGTTCTCCCGGCGCTTCATCCGGGACAACTACGCCGGCCAGATCGGCAAAGGCACCCACGACGGCCTCGACCGTCTGGCTGCGGCTATGCGCCACTATTTCTTCAGCCGAAAGGCAGCAGACGAAGCAGCCCGCAAGGCTGCCGGCCTGCCGCCCCGGCCGATGAACGAGTGGGACTACGCCGACGGCTGGGTACTGAAGGGCGATTTTTCAAAGTTCTTTTACACCCTGCTCCATTCCTACTGTTACGAAACGGCTCGCCGGGCCCTGAAGTGGCTGAAGGATCCCGAGCTGATCGACTTCGCTGAGTGGCTGCTGTGGCTCATAATCGACAGCACGCCAGACCCCGGCATCCCGATCGGCAACCAGTCGAGCCAACTGCTCGCGCTGCTCTATCTGGACGCCTTCGACCACTGGCTGAGGGATGACCGCGGCCTCGTATATGGCAGGTACATGGACGACTTCTACATCATCCACAGCGACAAGCTGCTGCTCCGGCAGATACTCAAGGAGATCGAGGCGTACATCAAGCCGCTCGGCCTTCGGCTGAACGGCAAGACGCAGATCCTCCCGTTGAAGAACGGCATCGACTTCCTCGGTTTTCACACCTACCTCACGCAGACCGGCAAGGTCGTGAGAAAAGTGCGAGCCAAGAGTATCGACAACATGAAGCGCAAGATCCGCAAGTTCCGCGGGCTGGTGGACTCCGGCAAGATGACACTCGACAGCGTCGTGCAATCCTACGCGAGCTGGACGGGCCACATCTCACACGGCAACACCTACCACCTGCGGCAGAACATGGACGCCTATTTCTTCAGCTATTTCCCGGAGCTCAAACCATCACCGAAAGGAGACACAACTCATGGCCCAAAAACTGAGCAACCTCGCAAACAAGTCGAAGGTCAAGTTCGGCAGCCTGTACGGCAGCCCGATCGTCTGGATCGTGGCCGATAAGAACCACGCAGGCTACCCCTCCAACAGCGTCACGCTTGTGACCAACCAGATCATCAAGATGCTGTGCTTCGACGCAACAGAACCGAGTAACGGCAACAGCGACCGCCGCGGCTACGGCAACAACCGCTACATCTACTCGAACCTGCGCCAGTGGCTCAACAGCCCCGCGGCTGCCGGCCAGTGGTACACCGCACAGCACTCCGCAGACCAGACGCCGGACTCCTCCCACGTCTGGAACGGCGTCAACCCGTACAGTGGCCTCGCCGGTTTTCTGAACGCCTTCACCGCCAACGAGCGGGCGGCTCTGCTGAACACCACCATCACGGTCGGCAAGAGCTCCACAGACGGCGGCGGGACGGAGACCTGCACGGACAAGATCTTCCCCCTGTCCTGCACTGAGGTCGGCCTGAGCGGCGACCACGTCTGCGGCAGCAAGCTGGCGATCTTCAGCGACAACAACAGCCGCATCGCCACCGTGACGGCCTCCTGCGTCGCCAATTCCAACTATTCCAGCAACCCGGGCTCTGGTGCCGCGTGGTACTACTGGCTGCGGGACGCCTATGTCGGCGCGGCCGACTACGCCCGCGGCGTCTACACCGATGGCGCTCTGAACTGGGGCCTCGCCTACGGCGGCCTCGACGGCCTGCGCCCCGCTTGTAATCTGTCCTCTGATCTCCTGATCTCCGACTCCGTCGACTCGGATGGATGCTATACAGTGATCTACAATCAGGCGCCCACAGCGCCGTCGTCCATCACTGTCCCGAGCGAAGTGCTCGGCGGCGAGAACCTGAGCATCTCGTGGGCGGCCTCCACCGACCCCGACGGCAACCTCTCCGGCTACGTTCTGGAGCGTAAGGTCGGGAGCGGCACATGGGCGCAGATCTACAAGGGATCCTCGCGCAGCTACACCGACGCCATCACCTACGGATGGACGAGCGTGCAGTACCGCGTCAAGGCATACGACGCCGCCGGCGCGGAGAGTGCGTACACCACCAGCGTCACCCGCACCGTCACCAATAACCGACCGCCCGTCATCAGCGGCACGGATGGCGCCCTCGGCAGCTTCAGCACGGCGGCCCCGTCCTACGAGTACACCGTCACCGACGCAGACGGCCATCAGGTCGACGTCGTGGAGATGCTGGACGGCGTCACGCTGCGCAGCTACACCGTGACCCTCGGCCATACCAACACGCTGACGATCGGCTCCGAGGCGTGGCTGAAGGTCGTGAACGGCAGCCACACCCTGAAGATCGTGGCGACCGACGCCAAGGACGCCAGCGTCACCCGCACGCTGACCTTCACCAAGGCCGTCACGTCCGTCGAGTTCGAGCAGACCCTCGCTATGGAGGCCGACGCCATGCCGACCAAGGCCCTCGTCAACATTCAGGGCAATTTCCCGGCCGGCTGCACGCTTCAGGTCTGGATCTGCAACAACGGCAACGACGCGAGCCCGACGTGGGAGGACATCACGCAGAAGGTCAGAGCCGGCCAGAAGCACTACTTCACAAACAAGACCAAGACGGCCGCAGCGTGGGGCGTCAAGGTTAAGGCCAAGCTGCTCCGCGGCTCTGCTACGGAGACCTGCTACATCCAGTCGATCGGAGGTAACTTTGCATGATTAAGCACAGAGCTGACAGCATCAAAGAGCTGAACGAGAAACAGGCCGCAGAGGCCAAGAAGGACAAAACCATCGCCGAGCAGGCTGACACCATCGAGCTGCTGAAGGGCTGCATCATGGAGCTGGCCGACGTGGTCTACGGCGACGGAGGGGAGGTAACAGCATGAGCAAGATCGTCGAGCTGTACGTCAAGGAGCTGACCCGCGAAGGCTCCACCATGACCATCAACGACGTCCCGAAGAAGCTGCGCAAGCAGGTCGAGGACGCCATCGCTGCCATCGAGGCAGCCGCAAACGCTGGCACCGCGAAGGAAGGGGCGAGCGAATGATCGCCCGGGCCCTCGCGTGGCTATTATTAAAAATTGCAGGAAAGGAGGAGCGTGAAATGCTGGTACGTCTTTTTGCAGGCGAGATCATCATGGGCCGCATCACCGAGGACGACGTCCCCGCGAAGCTGAAGGCCCGCGTGCACAAGTATCTCGTCGACATGGGCTACTTCGACGACGTCGAGGAGTAAGCCCAACAACAAGGAGGGCCGCGTCTTGCGGCCCTCCGGCTTTTATGAGGTGACACAATGATCGAAATCAACATCGGCGCACTCGTCGTCCTTATGGGGATCCCGACGGCCGTGACCGGCTTCTGCTTCTGGATGCTCGAGCACAGGATCCAGAAGCGCGAGAAGCAAAAGGAGGCCGAGGAGGCCAAACGACAGAAAGAGGCAGCGGCCCGAGAGCGTGCCCGTGAAGATCTCCAGATCATCACCATTCAGGGCACGTCGGCAGCCATCGCACTCGGCGAGGCGACGGCCCGGGCCGTGCAGCGCATCCCCGACGCGCATTGTAACGGGGATATGCACGCGGCCCTCGACTACGCTGCCAAAATCAAGCACGCGCAGAAGGACTTCCTCACCAGTCAGGGGATCCACGCGATCATCGACTGAGGAGGTGGAGCAGCATGGCCGCAAAGAAGCGCCGGCGCAAGCGGAAAAAGAAGATCGAGGCGAGCAAGAAGCTCGCATACTGGGCGGCCGTCGTGGCAAGCCTCAGCGCGGCCACGTCCTACCTGCTCTCAGCCTTCGGGCGCGACCCGGTCAGTGAAGTGACCGGCACGATCTTCACCGCCTGCGTCGGCTATCTAATCACATACGCCGGCAAGAGCCTCGGCGAGAAAATCAGCCGAAACCGCCACAGGCTCGACGCCGACGGCAACCCGCTCCCGGATCCGTCCGGGGACACTCTCAACAATGAGGAGGCACAAGGATGAACACCATCGACATCACCCCCATCGTCAACGCAGCCATCGCCCTGATCGGCGCCGACGTGAGCGTTTTTCTGATCCCGTGGCTCAAGAGTCAGACCACCGAGGCACAGCGCAAGGAGCTGACCGCGTGGGTAAAGATCGGCGTCGCTGCTGCTGAGCAGCTCTACAAGGGCGCCGGCCGCGGCGAGGAGAAGAAGCAGTACGTCATCGACTTCCTGAAGCAGAAGGGCTTCAAGGTCGACGAGGAAAGCGTCAGCAACGCGATCGAGGCAGCAGTCAAGCAGCTCAACACTGAGGGCCTGACTATCGAATGA